TAGCAGCCAGGGAATATCTTGATGAAGATGTTGATGGTGATTTATATGGTCCACCGGATACGATTGACGAGAACAATCCTCCTGAGATTGAGGATCTTATGGAGCCACGAATAGTTGACGAGGACGAATTATTTGCTGGCTTTGATGAGCCGCCTGATGTTGACGAGGACGAATTAAGGATTCGTAGAGAAAATGAGGCCGACGCTGTAGGTATAGATATGGAGCCGCCTGTGGATGATGCAGGTCTGCTTGAAATGGACGATCCGGCTCCCCGAATTATGAATCCTTATATTGTAGGAGTAAGAGGCGCGGTCCAGCAGTATCTTGATGACAACAACATAAGTCTTGTTGATGCTAGAGATCGGTTATCTCGCAATCAACTGGGGGATAGTTTTCCCAGGGATCTAGCTGCGTTTGTGGGTGAGCAGGGGATCACGACCCCTGGATATGTTACTCTTTCGTCTGCTTTGAGACAGTTGGAAGATTCTGTAACTCCGTTTGGTTTGGATGCTGAAGATGTGCCTGATGATTTATATGATCGTTTACGGGACATTGTTTTAAATGAACCTATTACGGAAGGTCAGGCAACTGCTGTTAGGAACTTGGTAACGCAGACCTTAAACATTGATGCCAATACTGATATGGAACTTGGTGGCGGCGCGTTTGATGATGTTACGGATGAAATAGATACGCTTTTAACTGAAACGAATCCTGCTCGTGAACAAAATTTTAATGTACTACGGACTGGACAATTAATGGGCACCAATCAGCAGGGGCATAGCAACGCTTGGTTAACTGCTCCGGGGTACGAGAGGTTTGCTCCAGATCCCACGGATGACTCTCCTAATTTCAGTACAGACGCTGAATTAGCTGCTGGGGACATAGGATTAACGAGTGAAAACAGTTACTTAACTAGTAGGCTGGACAAAGCCATAGCAGATTTGTCACAGACTCAAACTAAGTTTGCTAGTTTAGAGCAGCTTGTTAACACGTTAATGAATAAGTATGGCGTACAGTTAACGGAGTTACAGGCTAGAAACATACCTACTGACAAGATTGAAGCGGATTTAAGAGACGGGTATTCCGCTCAAATGTTTAGTGGGGACAAGATAGATTTGAAATCACTTATAGCAACGGGTCAACTGGAAGATCCGTTCGTGGTTCGGACGTTAGGTGGTAAGGATGTTGCTTATGCAACAAATTTCACGAAGGGTGTTCAGAATTACAGAGAGACGATAGTTGGTTTAAAATTTCCAGAAATTTTTAATGCTGGGGTCAAGGACCCTGATCATTTTATGGGACATCAGGAAAAGATTGGTGGTCCAACCGTTGTTCACATAAGGACGGGCGAGTTTCCTGTGGCTCTTACTGCGGATGAGATGGCTGGCACGACCAGACAGAAGGCGTTTCATTTAGGTGAGATACAGAGTCAGGTTGAGCGTGTTCACAGAGATTCTAGAAGAAGTAGAAACTTGGTATTGGCTTTTGAAGACAAAGTTTTGAATATTGACAAAGCATCGAGAGAAGCCAACAGGAATTTAAGTTATATAGGTCCTGGGGTGGGTGCTCGTGGTTTTGAAGCAGATAAAGTTGCTGGAGATTCGATTAAGAGAATAGAACTTCTTCGAAAAGTTGACAGGTTAATAGCTAATGGTGCTGCCAGAGAGAACGCTGCTCCGGGCATGAAAAGATTGTTAGACGAGGCGGACAATGAGTTGGCTAAGATTAACTCTTTTTATAATCTTTATGATTCAGACACTGGCGAACTTGTTAGACGGGGTGGTGAAGTCCTAACAAGTTTTGAGAACGAGTTCAGGGATATGCTTGTCGACACTAAAATGGAGAGGTTTGGGAAGTTTGAACGTGGTACTAACATAGTTACTCCAGATTTGATGCAGAAAGTTTTGGATTATGCAAATGAAACGAACATCGATGATGTGGGCGTTGGTTCTATTTTTCAGACTGATCGTATAACGAGGATGGGTATCAAGGAAGCGTTACAGCAAGCCGTGGACACAGACGCGGAGTTTTTTACTCTTGGTACTGGGCAGATGGCGAAGGACATGACTTACGGTAAAGAGAGTGGACAAAAAGAATACTACGATCAGATTGTACCAAAAACTTTTAATAAGATCATGCAGCAGCTTGAAAAACAAAACGATGTTAAGTTACCAAGACTAGAGAAGCGTAAGATTGAAACGTTAACCCAAGACGGCAATGATGTCATAGAGCAAGAGGTCTTGGGCATAGAAATTACGGAAGATTTGCGTAATCTCTTTCGTTCGAAGAAAGTAGAAGCATTTCGCAAGGGCGGCTTAGTTACCTTGGCAAAAGAGGTATTATAGGCTAGAGTAGTTGTAAACAAGGTACGAGGACCGGGACATGGGATTCTTTGCTGATTTAAAGATGGCGTTTAACCCATCTACACAAACCAAGGATTATGCTGCGCGGACGGCGAAAACCATTGCACGTCAGCAGGGTAAGAATGTTTCTGATTCTAACGAAGCTAAATTCTACATGAAGAAGAAGGGTATAACTCAGGCGGATCTTGGTGACACGAGCCTTTTGAGTGCCAAGTCTTCTCCGAGTAAGAAGAGCAGTCCGAGCACTGATATTAAAAAATCTCTCAGACCAAAGACAAGACCAAAGCAGAAACCAATTTCTTTCACGGAGTTCGGAGACCCTCTTTATAAGGATGACCTTTTACCTGCCTCACCAATTTCTGGAGATCCTGTATTCAGAAATATATATTCGAAACCAAAACCTGAAAAAATTATTACGTCAAAACCTGTAAAACAAAAGCGTGGTAACAAGAAACCAAATGCCTTGGGATATGGGTATTACAATCGTCAGAATGTTTGGATACCGCCTGATATAGATATGCAGGATGGCGGTGGTCCGGGGATCTCGGGTCAGGTTTTTGGATCTCGTGGTGGGTTAGAAGCTGATAAAAATTTTGGTAACGACGACGGTTATGTTACGGCGAAAGAAGCGGCGGCGGCTGCGGAAGCTGGAAAGTTCAAGTATGGCATTGGTCGGTTGTCTAATGCTGTGGGCGCAACGCCGTTTGGATCAGGGGAGGATCCGACTGGCATTGCGGGAGTCGTAGCCCGTGGCGGGGTTTTTGGATCTTTGATGGGTAACGAGTACGAACCAAGGACCAGAATGTTTGGTCCTGGCATGTCGATGACCCAGGAGCAAGTTGATGCGTATATGAAGGAAGTTCAGGAAAGACGTGATGAAGCATTCATGGGTCCGCAATATAAATCTACGAATGACGGTTCGACTGCAACCGCAACGGAGGTTGTAAAAGCTCCAGACGATCCATGTCCAGAGGGATACATGATGGACCCGACTACCAATCAGTGCGTTATAGATCCTTTCAAGACTCCGTTTCCTGATCCGGTTACCGGAGGCAGTATGCCAGTGGCAGGTGGGGTGGTATCTCCATATACACAAGTTGCTAACATGACCTTGGGTCAACTAAACCCAACGGTTGTGGCAAATCCATTACTGGCAGATCCTCCCAGAGCGATGCCAATGCCGCAAGGTGGTCTTGGGTCCTTGGCTCCTGTAACAAGTAGAACAAGTTAACGGACCATGAACCTCCAAGCTCTCCCAGAGGAAGCACTGAAGGAGATCTTGGCACTTACTGAGGCCAAGAAAAAGTTAGATATACGCGAAGAGGCGACCGAAAAGTTCATGCCCTTTGCTCATCACGTCTATGATAACTTCATTGAGGGCCGTCACCACCGTATTATAGCCGAGAAACTTGAGCGTGTCGCACAAGGAGAACTCAAGCGATTGATAATTAACATGCCACCTCGGCATTCGAAGTCAGAATTTGCGTCATATTTGATGCCAGCATGGTTTTTGGGTAGGAATCCCAAGCTCAAGATCATTCAGGCGACGCACAACACGGAGTTGGCGGTACGATTTGGACGAAAAGTACGGGATTTGATTGATGATCCTGCGTATAAAGACATTTTTCCAGACACAAACTTGAAAGAAGACAACAAAGGTGCAGGAAAATGGCAAACAGACAAGGGTGGTGAGTACTTCGCGGCTGGTGTAGGGGCTGCGGTTACTGGTCGTGGTGCGGATTTGTTCATTATTGACGACCCACACTCGGAACAGGACGCCCTAAGTGAGAGTGCATTCGACAATGCATACGAATGGTACACCTCTGGACCCCGACAACGTCTCCAACCGGGCGGTTCAATCATCTTGGTCATGACAAGATGGGGTAAAAAAGACTTGACAGGCCGTTTGATGGCGGCACAGGGCGGTGATTCGATGGCGGATCAGTGGGAAGTGGTAGAATTTCCCGCAATTATGCCGTCAGACAACCCATTGTGGCCTGAATTTTGGGAAAAAGACGCATTGTTGTCGATTAAGGCGTCACTTCCTGTAGGAAAATGGAATGCACAGTGGCAACAGACGCCGACAGCGTCGGAAGCAGCTATAATCAAGCGAGATTGGTGGCAGGATTGGGACAAAGAAAAAATTCCGCAGCTAGATTACATTATTCAGGCGTACGATACGGCGTTTTCCAAGAAACAAACAGCCGACTACTCTGCAATTACGACGTGGGGTATCTTTAAACCAGAGGAAGGTGGCCCAGACAACGCTATATTACTGGATGCTAGACGTGGTCGGTGGAATTTCCCTGAATTGAAGGAGATAGCCTATGAGGAACACGAGTATTGGGAGCCAGATATGGTATTGGTTGAGGCGAAAGCAACGGGTACACCGCTCATTGACGAGTTGCGGTTACGCGGTATTCCGGCTTTGGGATTTTCTCCGGGCAAGGGGAACGATAAAGTAACAAGAATGCACATGGTTGCGCCATTGTTTGAAGCTGGTATGATATGGGCACCGATGCATGAGAAATTTGCTGATGAAGTAATTGAAGAAGTTGTTTCATTTCCTAATGGCGATCATGACGACTTTTGTGATAGTATGACATTAGCATTGATGCGTTTTCGTCAGGGTGGGTTTATATACCTACGTGGTGAGAACGAAGACGAAACAGAATGGAGGCCCCGTAAAAGGGTGTATTATTGATGGCATTACCACCTAACATGGTCACACCAGGTTTAGATCTGGACGACACAGAAGGACTACCAGACGTAGAAATCCCTATTAATGTACCAGAAACTTTTCCAGGTGGTGCAGAGGTCATAGATGACGGGATGGGTGGAGCCATTGTTCAAGCTCTAATGATGGCAGATGACATGCCAGAAGAAGAGTTGATACCGTTTGATTCTAATCTTGCAGAGTTCTTGGACGATTCTGCACTTGGCTCGTTGTCATCAGAACTACGAGGATCTTACAAAGAGGATCTTGATTCAAGGTCTGAGTGGGAGGACACATACGTCAATGGTCTTGACCTATTAGGTGTTAAGACAGAGGACAGAACAACGCCGTTTGAAGGGGCAAGCGGCATTACCCATCCGATGGTTAGTGAGAGTGTAACTCAGTTCCAAGCACAGGCATACAAGGAGCTTCTGCCATCGGGTGGGCCAGTTAGAACCAACATCGTAGGTCTGAAAGACGCGGCGAGAGAGGATCAGGCTACCCGCATTAAGGATTTTATGAACTATCAGATTACTGAGGTTATGGAAGAATACGATCCAGACATGGATCAGATGTTGTTTTACTTACCGCTATCGGGGTCAACGTTTAAAAAAGTTTACTTTGATCCTACAAAACAAAGAGCGGTATCGAAGTTTATTCCAGCGCAGGATCTGGTTGTGCCCTATTCAGCTACGGATCTGGCGACGGCTACGAGGGTTACGCACGTCCTACGCATGGATGAAAACGAAGTTAAGAAGATGCAATATGCGGGAATGTACCGCGATGTTGATCTCATGGTTTCGGAAGAATCAGATGAGAACCCTGTCAAGCAGAAAGTGAACGAACTAGAAGGTCTATCGAAGAACTATAGCGACGATGTGCTGACGATCTTGGAGATCCACGCAGATCTGGACATAGAAGGGTTCGAAGACAAAGATCCAACGACGGGTGAGGCTACAGGCATAAAGCTCCCTTATGTCGTTACAATTGACGAAAACTCAAACCAGATCCTGTCTATTCGCAGGAACTACGGCATGGATGATCCTCTCAAGAAGAAGGTTCAGTACTTTGTGCATTACAAATTCATGCCAGGTTTGGGCTTTTACGGCTTCGGTTTGATCCATATGATTGGTGGCTTGGGCAGAGCAGCCACCAGTTTGCTACGTCAGTTGATCGATGCTGGGACTCTGGCTAACCTTCCCGCTGGTTTTAAAGCCCGTGGAGTGCGGGTACGTAATGACGATGAGCCATTGCAGCCCGGAGAGTGGAGGGACATTGACGCCCCAGGAGGGAGCATCAGAGATGCCATTATACCTTTACCGTACAAAGAACCGTCGGCTACGTTGGCTTCAATGTTGGGCGGATTGGTACAAGACGGTCGTCGTTTTGTAGCGTTAGCCGACCAACAGATTGGTGACATGAATAACGAGATGCCTGTTGGTACGACCGTAGCTTTGATTGAACGCGGCATGAAAGTTATGTCTGCGATTCACAAACGTCTGCACTACGCACAGAAAACGGAGTTCCGTTTGCTGTCGCGTATCTTCGCCGATAACCTTCCTCCGATGTATCCGTACGCGGTCGCGGGTGCACCGTCACAGGTTAAGGCTGAAGACTTCGATGGTCGGATTGACATCCTCCCAGTCAGTGATCCGAACATCTTTTCAATGGCGCAGCGGGTAACTTTGGCTCAAACGCAGTTACAGTTGGCGCAATCTAACCCCCAGATGCACAACTTACACGCCGCCTATAGAAGGATGTATCAAGCATTGGAGGTGCAGAATATTGACGAGGTCTTGCCACCTAAACCAGAGCCACAGCCGCAAGATCCAGCGACAGAGAATGCTGCTATGATTGGTGGTGCTACACCACAAGCATATCCGCAGCAGGATCATGACGCTCACATTGCAGCACACATATCTTTGTTAGAGTTGAACATATTACAGAAAACTCCTGCGGTGCTGGCGGCATTGTTTAGTCATGTGTTGCAACACGTTAACATGAAGGCAAGAACCATGGTACAAGCTGAGATTCAACAACAGCAACAACAACAGATGGCGTTGACGCAGGTTGGTGCACAACCACCTATGATGCAACCTATGGCTCCTGACATGATTGAAGCCCGAGTAGCGCAGATAGAAACCCAATTATTGCAAGAGATCATGCCACTGTTAACTTATCAAGGCAAAGGTGGAGAAGAACAAGATCCACTTGTTTCTATCCGTATGCAAGAACTGGCTATCAAACAAATGGAGACAGAGCAGAAATCTTCTCTTAATCAAGCCAAGCTTGACTTAGAGCAAATGAAAATGGAACAACAAGCTACAACAGATTCAGCTAGACTAGAGCTTCAGGAGCAAATCGCAGATGAACGCAATGAGGTAAACCGTGAGCGTATCGATGTGCAACGTGAAGCTGTAGCCCGTAGAGGATATAGATAGATGGCGGATAAACTACCAAAAGTAAGTATTGCTGTAGTCGGGGTCGTAATTGCCCAGATCGGTGGTTTTATTTGGTGGACGGCACAGCAAGCTAGTACGATAGCTAATCTTGAAGAAACGGTAAATGTTTTGACTGTAGAAAACAATGCTACCGACAGGACAAATTTGATGCGGGATGTTGAGGAAAACAGCGAAAGAATAGACGAAATAATAGATTACATTGTAGAGGTCGAGGAAGACGGCGGTGAAACGATTGACGAAATCTATGAGGAGTTTGAGGACGTATACGAGACGCAGGAAGGATTCTTGCTTCAGTTCAATCAAATAATTAAATTGCAAGCTAGAATAAAAACCCTAGAAAACACAA